TCGCTTGTGCCAAGTTTTTCACAAATATTCACATATAATTTGAAATAGCCGTTAACTATATTATAATAAGCGATAAATGGCATAAAATAACATAGCTTAGGGGCCCCTACATGGATGGTAATAGACACGACGAGAGACGCTTAAAACTAGAACTAAGACTAGCTCAGTTAGAGAAGAATGAAGCTTGTAAAAATAACTTTTTATCATTCGTCAAAACCATATGGCCGTCTTTCATACAAGGGCGTCATCATGAAATCATCGCAGAAAAATTAGAACGAGTTGCGAATGGGGAACTAAAGAGACTTATTATCAACATGGCACCAAGACATACGAAGTCAGAGTTCGCATCCTTTTTGTTTCCAGCATGGATGATGGGCAAAAACCCAAATATGAAAATCATTCAGGCAACACACACAACAGAACTAGCGGTAAATTTTGGACGTAAGGTAAAAAACCTTTTGGACACAGATGAGTTCCATGAAGTTTTCCCAGAAGTTAAACTTGCAGCAGACAGTAAAGCGTCAGGAAGATGGGATACAAACAAGGGCGGTATGTATTATGCTGTTGGTGTAGGATCAAACTTAGCTGGTCGTGGTGGTGATCTTGTTATTATTGATGATCCGCACTCAGAACAGACCGCGATGAGCAACAATGGTTTTGAAGATGCATGGGATTGGTACACTGGGGGCCCCCGACAGAGACTACAGCCCGGTGGCACGATCGTTTTGGTGCAGACCCGGTGGTCCGAAAAGGATTTAACTGGTCAGTTGATACGTTCTATGGCTAAAGACCCGTTGGCCGATCAATGGGAGATCGTGGAACTTCCTGCAATATTCGAGAGCGGTGAGCCTTGTTGGCCCGAATACTGGAGCTTGAAAGACTTAACAGCTGTAAAAGCGTCAATACCTCCGAGCAAATGGAACGCCCAGTACCAGCAGCAGCCAACGGGCGAAGAGAATGCTATAATTAAGCGTGAATGGTGGCAAAAATGGGAAAAAACAAGCGTTCCGAACCTACAATATGTCATTCAGAGCTACGATACAGCTTTCTCGAAGCGTGAAACAGCAGATTTTAGTGCAATTACAACGTGGGGCGTGTTTTATCCAAACGAAGAAGGCGGTCAACCTGCTCTAATTTTGCTTGATAGCAAAAAAGGACGGTGGGATTTTCCAGAATTGAAGGAATTAGCGTTAGAACAGTATAATTATTGGGACCCCGAGACAGTAATCGTTGAGGCTAAGGCGTCAGGGATGCCCTTGACCCACGAATTACGGAACATGGGCATCCCAGTTGTCAATTTTACACCGAGTAAAGGTAACGATAAGGTGTCAAGGGTACATTCTGTGTCTCCGTTGTTTGAAGCGGGCATGGTTTGGGCCCCCGATGAAACTTTTGCAGACGAAATGATAGAAGAGGTTGCAGCTTTTCCAAATGGAGAGTATGATGACCTTGTAGATAGTATGACACAAGCCTTAATGAGGTATCGTCAGGGTAATTTTGTACAATTACCGAGTGACGATTGGGGCGAAGAGGTTGATTCTGTCAAAGTAAGAGCGTATTATTGAGGGTAACATGGCTGATTCTGTAGTAAAAAATGCAAACAAGGAAAAATATGACGAAGATGCGATCTTCGATCGTTTGTTGAAAGAAACACTTGAACCAGATGTCGTCGATTTACGAGAAAAACAGTATGAGGGTATGGCACCACCTCTTTTTGACGTTGATGTGCGTGATATTACTTATGAAGCTCCGACAGAGCTACCAATGGAATCAGAAGGCATTCGCTCTATTGGACTAGAAAGTGGAGGTAACGCTGGTATTGAGACTTTGAAACAAACAACCATACAGCTACAAGAGATGCCGCCTGACAGAAACATGACAGTTTTGCAAAGAATGATGAAACAAGCAGGGGCCCCGGCACAGGACCCACGGCTCTTGGCTCAAGTGTCACAAGTTTTAGGAAGAGATGTCTGAACAAAGTTATAGAGACGTTCTTTCCCGATTAGAGGCAAAGGACAAGAAACCTATGACAACAGAGGAGGCGTATGACGCCCTGTCTTTTTTACCTGGAACAGGTGATGTTATAGGTGCCTACGAAGCACCCGCTATAATACAGGCTGGTGTTGATAAGATGGGTGAAGATAGTTTAATAGAAAAAGCAAAAGGTGTAGGCATAGCGACATTAGGGGGTATGGGATTTTTACCTGTCGTTGGGGGCCCTGCAAGAAAAGCAGCAAAAATTTTTAGCAAAATAGACACACCTGTTTATCATTTTTCTAAAAACACGGACCCCGGTTTTACTAAGTTTGATACAAAGAAATTGTCTTGGTTTGACTTAGGGCCTCATGTTGGATCAACACCAAAAGCAGCACAAGACAGGTTTTTAGATGAAACTTTTGGAGTGGGTGCTCGATTACAAATTAGAAAAAAAATGCAAGAGTTGGATGTAGGTAGGGACGAAGCTATTGATAATATGCTTAGATCAGGTGAATTAGAAGTTCCGCTTGTAACTGGAAATGTAGGCTATAATAAATTTAATATGCCACGACCTAGAAAAACATTAGGCGGCTCAATACCTTTAAAGGCTGATTTAAGTAAACCTCTTCTAAATCCTGACACAAAAAAACCTTTCACTGAAAATCAATTAATGGAGTTTCAGGCAGAAAAATATAGCGAGGCAAGAGGAAAGAACTTTACGGCAGATGATATTTTATCAGAAGACCCAGATGTAGATATTGCAGACGTTAAAATGTTTATGAGAAAGTTTGCTAAAGATTTAGCTGAAGAGGGGTATACACATATTCCTTATTTAAATGCTGTAGAGGATACAAAAAATCTTTCATATATTATGCTGGTAGACAGACCTAAGGGTAGCACAAAGGTATTGCAAAGCCCGTTTGCTAAAAAGGATGCAGCAGATGCTGACGATCCAGACTTTATGAAGGCTAAAGGCGGTGTGGTTGAAATGAAAGATAAAGCTGTTAATATGTACAGAGGTACACAAGGTATTGAACCTTTTATCAAATATATGGTATAGTTCTCAGAAGGAGACTTAGATGGCAGATAAACCAAGCATGGTGGACAAAGTTCCAACTCAACTTGATGAAGAAGAACTCAAAGCTGAAATGGATGTTGAAATCCCTGAAGCGATGGACATTGAAGAAACACCAGAAAACGTAGAGATCGTGGAAGAAGAAGATGGCAGTGTAGTTGTTGATTTTGACCCTCGTGAGGATAAAGGCCTGGACGGTGACTTTTATGCAAACTTAGCAGAGGATATGTCCGATGATGAGCTTGGTCGTTTGTCAAGTGAGTTGAGCGGTGAGTTTGAGGAAAACAAAAATAGTAGACAGGAGTGGGAAGATGCCTTTGCCAATGGTCTTGAGTTACTTGGATTTAGCTACGAAGAAAGATCACAACCCTTTAGGGGTGCCAGCGGAGTTACGCACCCATTACTTGCAGAGTCCGCTACACAATTCCAAGCACAAGCTTTCAATGAGCTCCTTCCACCGGGCGGTCCAGTTAGAACTTTTGTTATGGGATCAAGCACTCCAGAAAAAGAAGACCAAGCCCAAAGAGTAAAAGAGTTTATGAATTATTACATAACTTCGGTTATGGAGGAATACACACCTGAATTTGATCAAATGCTGTTCTATTTGCCACTTGCAGGATCAACATTCAAAAAAGTTTACTATGATGAGAACTTAGATAGAGCTGTCAGCAAGTTTATACCAGCTGAAGATTTAGTTGTGCCCTACAGCACATCTGATCTTGAGACCTGTCCTAATATTACTCATGTTGTTAAAATGAGCCTAAACGACCTTAGAAAGAGGCAATTATCGGGGTTTTACAGAGATATACCTGTTATACCAGCACAAGGCGATAGTTCTTCTGTCAAAGAGGAGCTGGAGCGTATAGATGGTATGTATCCATCTAATGTTGATTATGATTGTACTTTACTTGAGTGTCATGTGGATTTAGATCTTGAAGGGTTTGAAGAAGAGGACGAAGAGGGTGAAGCAACGGGTATTAAGGTACCTTACGTTGTAACGATTTCTCAGGATAATGGTCAGATACTGTCAATACGAAGGAATTACAAAGAAGACGATGAGAAAAAGAAAAAGATACAATATTTTGTACATTACAAGTTTTTACCGGGGTTCGGGTTCTACGGACTAGGGTTGATACATACCATAGGCGGACTATCAAGAACAGCGACAGCTGCATTAAGACAATTAATAGATGCAGGTACACTATCGAACTTACCAGCAGGATTTAAAGCCCGCGGCCTACGGATCAGGGATGATGACGAGCCGTTACAACCCGGAGAGTTTAGAGACGTTGATGCACCGGGCGGAGACATTAAAGCCAGTCTTATGTCTTTACCATTCAAGGGTCCAGACCAGACATTGATGGCACTCTTAGGTTTTGTAGTTGACGCTGGACGGCGATTCGCAACGATTACAGATATGAAAGTAGGCGATGGTAATCAGCAGGCTGCGGTCGGTACTACGATTGCTATGTTGGAACAAGGCTCACGGGTCATGTCAGCTGTGCACAAAAGATTGCACTATGCGATGAAGTTAGAGTTTAAGTTACTTTCTAACGTCATGGCTGAGTTTTTGCCTGACAGTTATCCTTATACGATTGCGGGTGTAGATAGTTCTGTAAAGTCAGAGGACTTTGATGAGAGGGTAGATGTCCTACCTGTATCTAATCCTAACATTTTTTCACAGGCTCAAAGGATAGCGTTGGCACAGACCAAGATGCAGATGGCTACGGCGGCACCTGATATGCACAATATGTACGAAGTGTTTAGAGATATGTATGAAGCCTTAGGTGTGAGAGATATAGACAGGATACTGAAAAGAACACCTGAGCCAGAGCCAGAGCCGAAAGACCCTGCTTCAGAGAACATAGATACATTGGATATGATGCCTTTGATTGCTTTTGAGGGACAGGATCACGAAGCTCACATTATGTCACATATGGTTTTTGGTTCTACACCAATAGTAGCACAACAGCCACAGATGGCAGTGGCTTTACAGAAGCATATTATGGATCATGTAAGAATAAGTGCTAGAGAGAAAGCTGCTGTTGCCATGCTTCAGTCCAGTGGAGGTCAGGCGTTATCAGAAGAACAGATGCTAGATGTAGAGGCAAAGACAGCTCAGTTTGTAGCTGAGGGCATGACAGCCTTGAAACAATTGAGTGCACAACTCTCAGGCCAAGGCCCTGATCCACTAGTTCAGTTAAAAGAAAAAGAGCTACAGGTTAGAGCACAGGCTGAGGAGAACGACGCACAGATTGATAGAGCTAAACTAGGCCTGGAACAGCAGAAGGTAGAGCAAAGAGACGCACAGTTTGATAAACGACTTGATAGTCAAGAAAGACAGACTGCTGCTAGAATAAACGCAGCTGAAAGGCGTGAAATGATGAAACAACAAAAAGGAGGTCAGTAATGGCAAAAGGTGAAGGTAAATCAGAATCAGAATTAAGAAAAGAATTTTTTGATGGTCCAGCTTCAGACACCATGAGCTTTGAGCAGTTTTTAATACAGCAAGGGCGTGGCGATCTGGTTAAGCCAATGAAGATGGCAGGCGGCGGGGCAGTCGAACTTGTTCGTGGTGATCCAAACTATTATAAAGACTTGTTATGAGTAATGAAGAATGGGTTTATCTTATTCTAGGTTTTTGGAGCTATAGCTTTTTAGCAGGGTTTTATTTTGGTTGATAGACAAAAAAAACTACAGAAACAATCTATTTATGCTGAGTATGACGAAGATGGTGATGGCATAGTTTCTGACGAAGAGTTAAGTCATGTTGCCGATATTAAAAAACTTGAACACGATCTTAGGAAGCAGAGAGCTCAAAGGCGGATGGCAACTGCCAGTCTGGTTGCTATGGCTGCTTTTACTGCTGCAATGTTCTTTGTCGATCTCGAAAGAGTTAAAGCACTTGCCGATATTAGTAATCTTTTCTATCTCACTGGTGGTGGCATTGTGTCTGTATATATGGGTGCATCGGCTATAATGAATAGAAACGGAAAATGAAGCCTGCCTTTCTGCTCATGTGTTATTTGGCGGGCAATCCAGCGGGCACCTTGCATTTTCAATCAGTTAAGACAGCAGATTATTTTAAGTCATACCTTGACAACCAGACTGTAAGAATAGGGGATGACACAAAGGAATATGATTGTTTTGTAAAATTAGTTAAAGTTAATAAAGAAATGAGGTTATGGTGATACAAGCATTAATAGGTCCAGCAACTAAGTTGCTAGGAAAATTTATAGAGGATAAAGATCAAAAAAACAAATTAGCACATGACTTGGCAACGCTTGCCTCTCGTCATGCTCAGGAGCTGGCGAAAGGTCAGATAGCCGCTAATACAGAACAGGCGAAGCACCCCAGCTTATTTGTAGCCGGAGCTCGCCCCGCCATAATGTGGATCTGTGCTCTAGGCCTACTAACTCAATTTTTTATCATGCCAATTGCTGAATGGGCGACAGCAATATGGATGCCTGAAATTAGTTTGCCAAAACTTCAAACGGGGGAACTTATGACCTTAACCCTTTCATTACTAGGACTTGGGGGAATGAGATCCTATGAAAAATCAAAAGGTGTAGCAAGGGAGAATATGAAAAAATGAGCTTATATAGAAACATACACGCAAAAAAGAAAAGAATTGCAGCTGGGAGTGGAGAGCGGATGCGAAAAAAAGGACAAAAAGGTGCACCGACTGCAAAAAACTTTAGGCAAGCAAAAAAAACTGTGAGAAAGACATAACGCAGGATTTATTTAGACATTTAAGAATACATACGAGTCATAAGATGAAAACAATATTGTGTGAAAGATGTAAAGTTGCGATGAGCAAAACAGAGCTCGCATATGTTTATCGTTGCCCTGTGTGTTTTACAGTTGTGGAAGAACCACCAAAAGACCAAACAATAGTTGAAGAAAAAGATTAAATCTGCTACTGTGTATAAGAAGATATAAGACAAAGTAGGAAGTT